CTGATTGCCACCTTATATGAAGAGCGGCAGGTAAGTAAAAGTAATAAAGAAGGGCTCTCTGCAAACGAGACTTTGGATATGGCAAGGCGGATGCTGTTTGGCTACCGCAAGGAGAAATTCTGATGAACATTGGAAATCTAAACAGAAGAGTCGCCATACTGAAGTATTGCGTGCAAAGAGATCTGTTCGGCGGAGAGGAAATGTCCTGGGAAGTGAGAAATCATGCCTGGGCAAGCATAGAACCTGTAAGCGGAACGGAGTTTTTTACAGCCCAGCAGGTATCTGCAGAGCTTGTTGTAAAAATTACTCTTCGCTATGACCCAAGTATTACCGTCCTAAACCGCATTTCATATCTTGATAAGGAGTATGAGATCATCGGCGTTTCGGATGCAGATGCAGCTCACAAAATGACAGTTCTTAACTGCAAGGAAAGGGTATCGGATGAGTTACAGCGCAAAGCAAAGAAAAGTAAAAGTTCAGGTTGAAGGCGCTGATGAAATCGTAAGAACGCTTAAGCTGATGGAAGATGCTGCAGGCTCTGTCTTAATGAAAGGTGCAAAGGCCGGAGGCAAAATTGCCTTAGACCATGCAAAAGCAAACTGCCCGGTCGATACCGGAGCCTTAAGAGACAGCCTTTCTTTAAGCGATGCAGGATCCACAAATGAAAAGGCTACAGTCAAGGTTGATTATGATAAGTCCATTCGCTATGGAACCTTTGTTGAGCTTGGAACCAGAAGGAACAAAGCAAATCCATTCCTTAGAAATGCAGTGGATCAGAACATCGATAAGATCAATGAAGAAGTGTCAAAGACAATCTCAGATGCAATAGGAGGCGTGATGTGAAAGATATCAATCAGGCTGTCTATGAGCATCTCATTGCGGACACAGATGTGAAGTCACTGGTGGAAGACAGAATCTATCCGGTTTTAATGCCGGAGGATGCCTATCTTCCTGCAATTGTCTATACACCGCTTAATGCATCATACGGTTCAGCCCTTCAAGGTGATACAGGATTCGTAAAACAGACAGTGCAGTTTGTCTGTCATGGCGAGTCGTTTAAGAAAGCCCGTGAACTTTCCAGAAAGGTAAAGAAAGCCATTCAGGATCTTCACGGCGATGTAAGTGGCCTATATATCGAGGCCGTTTTTATTAAGACAGATTTTGAACTGTCAGGTAATACCGCTCTTAAGTTTGATACGGATGAGTACATGTACTGCCTGGAGTTTGAATTTCATTTTAACGAAAAGGAATAGGAGGCAAATGCAATGGCTATTGCAGGTAAAAACGGAAAAGTCAGCATTGGCGCCACACCGACCACAGTAGCAAGTATCAAGAACTGGTCTTTGGAGCTTTCCATGGACGCTCTTGAAACAACAGCTCTTGGCGATGATTGGAAGAACTATATTGCAGGACTTAAAGAATGGTCTGCATCCGCTGAAGGTGACTATAGCATTCATACAGATACTACAGGTCAGAAAGCTCTCCAGGATGCATACCTTGGCGGAACAGTTGTAACTGTAAAGCTCTATGTGAATGATTCCAGCTACTACAGCGGCGAAGCATTCATAGCAAGCATGTCAGTGGAAGACCCTGTAGATGATGTGGTGAGCATTTCACTGGAGTTCACCGGAAACGGAGCACTGTCTTTCACTAAGGGCACTGAAACACCTTTGCAGGTCACAGCTACTTCAAGAAATAAAACAACAGAATCAGGGAGTAACGAGTAATGAAAAAAGGTGTAACGATTAATCTTGATAAACCCAGAACGCTTAGATACGGAATCAATGCTCTGGCAAAAATCGAGGATATAACAGGTAAGTCCCTGGCAAGTCTTGACTTTACAAATGTAAGTATCAAAGACCTTCTGGCAATTATCTATGCCGGCCTTTACCACGAGGATAAGAGTCTGACTATTGAAAATGTCGGTGATCTTATCGATGAGTATGGCTCTTTGGAAGAGATTGCAAAAAGCGTGGGCGAGGCAGTAACAGAGGCCTTTGGTAAAACAACAGGAAAACAGTCGGGGGAATAAATGCCGCCGGCGTTGATATCTTTTCTTTCTGTGATAAGGCTGTAATTTTCTACGGCCTTGATCCGCTAACAGTTGGTGAGTATACACCATTTGAGTTAAGCCTCATTGCAAAGCAAAAGGAGCATGAGTCTCAGATGCGCTTTGAAGAAAGCCTGTGCCTTGCATGGCACACAGAAGCTTTTGCAAGGCAGAAGAAACTGCCACTTCTTAATAAAGTTCTTAAGGATTCACGAAAGAAAGATACCAAAGCCTCTTCAAAAGGAGATGCCATCCTAAGAGCGATGGCGGCAGAAAAAGGAGTCATTATATAGGAGGTGAGGATAGATGGCAGTTATTAGAAATCTTGTTGTCAAAATCTCTGCTGACATATCCTCGCTTCAGCAGGGACTGACAGACGCAAGTAAACAGCTTCAAAAGGTATCAAGAGAATTAACATCGATTGGTACTTCACTTACAGCGTCAGTAACAGCACCGATTGTTGCTCTTGGGACAGCTGTTGTTAAAACAAGCTCAGATTTCCAGCAGGCAATGGCCAATGCAGCTTCTGTTGCAGGAGCTACAGGTGAAGAGCTTGAGCGAATGACTGTCCTTGCAAGGCAGATGGGTGCTGAGACTGTGTTCTCGGCTTCTGATGCAGCCGATGCACTTTACTATATGGCATCAGCTGGGTACAAGGTTGGACAGATGGAAGATTCTATTCAGCCAATTTTAAACCTTGCTTCTGCTACGCAAAATGATCTTGCAGATACAACGGATACAGTTATTGCCGCATTAAATATGTATAGCCTAAAGGCAAGCGATGCGGAGCGTGTAACAAATGTCTATGCATCAGCTATTGGTAACTCAATGGCGACGATGGGAAAGCTTGCAGAGTCCATGACCTATGTTGGACCGGTTGCCAATTCTCTTAACTATTCTATTGAAGAGGTCACCGGCGCACTGGGCACTTTGTATAACGCAGGCTATGAAGGCTCAACGGCGGGAACTGTTTTAAGACAGGCCCTTGTAAACCTTATGAACCCATCAAAGGCAGCCCTTGAAATCTTTGATGAGCTTGGTCTTTGCTATGAAGATCTAAATCCTGCGACCAATGACTTTGCAACAATTGTAGATAGACTTGGTGAAGCAGGGCTTTCCACAGCTCAGGCAATGGAGATCTTTGGTGCAAGAGGCGGCCCTGGTATGCTTGCTCTCTTAAATGTGGGCGGTGATGCAATCAGGGACTTAACGGCAAAGATCACAGATACAAATGCTGCAACAGAAATGGCAGCAATGCAGCTGGATACACTTACCGGGCAGTGGAAGATTTTAAAGTCACAGCTTCAGGAAGTGGCACTTCAGTTTGGAGATGTTCTGATTCCGATTATCAGAGATCTTCTGAAGGATTACATCAATCCTCTTCTTGAAAAGCTGATGAGCCTTTCCGATGAAGAGAGGCTGCAGATCGTAAAGATAGCAGCAATTGCGGCGGCCATAGGACCGCTGTTTTTAGTTGCCGGAAAACTGGTCGGAGTTGTTTCAAAGATCTTAAAATACCTTCCGCTTCTTACATCAAAGACGACGCTCATCATTGCGGCAATTGCAGCAGTAAGTGCAGGCCTTGTGACCCTTTATCAAAACAGCGAAAGCTTTAGGGATAAGGTTAACGGAATCATAGACGCGATAAAGGCAAAGTTTGAACAGATCATTCCTGCAATAAAGAAGCTTGTGACAGATGTCATTGAAGGAATCGAAGAGTTTTGGAATCAGCACGGAGAGGCAATTTGCACTGCCGTAATTGAGGCAATCAGTTTTGTCTGGAACATTGTATCCCAGGTTTTTGACAGCGCACTAAAACTTGCGCAGGCCGTGTGGCCGGTAATTAAGGAAGTAGTGACAGCTGCCTTCGGCGCGATTGCAAGCTTCATTTCCGAATATGGACCTATCATCCTTACAGTTATTCAGACTGTATTTGAAAAGGTTAAGGAAATCTTTGATAAGGTCGTTCTTGTCGTTGGATCCGCTTTGGAAAAGCTATCTGAATACATCGCTCCGATTACGGAAAAGCTTCAGGGCCTTCTTGGGAAGATCCTGACCGAGTTTAGTGAGCTTTTAAGTTCGCTTAGCCCAATCTTTTCGGTGATCCTTGCGCTGCTTGAAGGCGCTCTTAATGTCGTTTTGGTTGTCGTTGATGGAATTGTCTCGGCTCTTGGCCCGTTTATTCAGTTCGTTGAAGACTGCCTTGGAATTGTGATAGATCTCATCGGTGCCGTTTGTGCCCTCCTTCGTGGCGACTGGGATGATGCGTGGAACCACATGGTAAGTATCGGCGATGGCGCGGTCAGTGCGCTGAAGAATCTCCTTAATACTTTGTTCAATTTCTTTAAAGGTATCGTCGATGGAATCTTAAAGCTTGTCGGAGTAACCGGAGCTGACGTTGATGCTCTTATCAAGAAATTCATCAGTCAGGCAAAAGAAGCGTTTGAAAACCTGAAGGAAAATATTAAGAACGTTCTGCAGACAATTTCCACTGCGTTTACAAATGTGTGGAATTCGATCTACAACTTCTGTGCATCAATCTGGGAGAGGATTGCAAACTTCTTTCAGAATATCTGGGATAAGATTACAGGAATCTTTTCTAATGGAAAGACAAGGGTTGTTAATGAATGGGAAAATATGAACAGCTCTATTCAAAACATCATTACGGTGCTTTCGAATTTCCTGTCCCAGATGGCAACAAGGATTTCTTCAAACTTCCAGAATGCCTGCAGCAGTATAACCAATGCATTTAGAAGCTGTTTTAACAGTGTGCAAACTTATGCAGGAAACATCTGGTCATCGGTTTGCTCAATGCTTTCAAATATCGGTTCGAGTTTTTCAAGTGTAATTTCGCAGGCCTATAGGTGGGGCGCAAATCTTGTAAGCAATATCATAAGCGGTATCTACAGTATGATCAGCAGACTTCGTGCTGCAATCAGAGAGCTTGCAAATACCATTTCTGATTATGTGGGATTTAGCTCTCCGTCAAAGAAGGGCCCTGGAAGTCATGCGGATGAATGGATGCCAAACTTTGTGGATA